AAACCTTTACATTGGCTCTTGTCTGGCCGACTGATGTACTGCTTTCATAGCTGTCACCAGCGTGACCTGAACTGTTTGCAGAGTTCTTGATCTGTTCTCCATACTGAGAAAGCACATTCTGCATTTCCTGTGACTTCATCAGCTCAATATATCCATTAGAATCATGTTCAAATTTCACTTTGCTATTCATACGCTTCAACCGTCACTTTCTTATTCCAGCTGAGTGGGATGTTCTCTGAAATACCTTCCTGTGGAATGCCGATTACATGCCATCTTTTGCCGAAGAATCCAACGATTGCACCCTCCCATGAATGATTGTCCATCTTAGGAATACCAAGCGTATATGAAGCTTTATGGCCGTCTAATGAGGTGTTGCTTAGAATGTCTTCACTTGTGATCGGAGACACGAGTACATTTTCTACATCTTCAGCTTTTTCTTCATAGACTGGATGGTTGAAAGCATCCCTCTTGCCTGTATCTGTTCTTGAATAAAGAGTAACAGTGATTCCTTTAATTCTTTGCATTGCCAACTCCATAGAAATCAATAAAGCTTGCCTTCTGCTTGCGAAGTCCAAGCTTTTTGAGATCTTTATCAAGGATAGATGTTCCTCCGCCAGTATTCACATATGTTCCACTCCATGTATAGCCTAGAGCTGACTGTGATTCCTGCTGCAGATTGTATGTATTGCTTGATGAATCCTGATCCAGTCTGCGGATGACAATATCGCAGGTAACCATCTTGACTACATTCGCATAATCTTCGTCCTCTGCCATCATTGCATCAAGATCTCTGTTGCATTCCTTAGCCTTGATTCTCAAAGCGCTGGATACATCTCTTAGAAGCACTTCCGCCTTGGCAGTTTCTTCTGATGTCAGCAGTTTATATCGATTAACAACATCTGTTGCTGTAGCAAATGGTTCACTCATAAATCATCATCCTTTCTTTCCAGTTTTCTTTTGTGGTTTCTTAGGTTCTGCCTCTTCTTCCTGTGGTTCTTCGACAGACTGTTCTTCAGTTTCCTGTGGTTCTTCGACAGATTGCGGCTCGGAAGGCTCTAAAGCCTCCCAATCCACATCAGTCAGAATACAGGGAATATCAATCACAGCACCGTTTTTAATATTTCTGTATTTCATAGCTATTATCCTTCAACCTTTACAATCTTCTTGAATGAAGCAGTATCTAAGATACCCCAGCCAATGTACGCTTCAGATCTCAACACAATTTGGTTAGTTCTCTTTAAATCACCCTGTCCATCTGGATCACCATATTCAATAACTTCCAATGGAATATCTTCTGCATAACCCCATTTAAATGCATTGACAAAGTCACCTACAATTGCTAAATCCTTTGATGTCTTGAATGAAACAGTATTGTTAATGTCAGAAGGGATGCTTGCAAATGTGCCAGGATTGCCACCAAATCTGAATTCAGGATACTGAACTACACCATTTACTTTGATTTTTCCAAGCGCAGATCCAAATGCAGGAGCCATTGCAATACCAGTAATTGCTCCATCAGATTCAACAATTGTCTGAATTGCTGCATCGAGAGTATCATCTTCAGAGCCTGCTGTTACAGTTACAGATCCAACTGTTGCCATATCAAAATTTTTGCTTGCAATAGCTTCACAGGCATTACCTGTTGCAGGATTTACACCGTGCATTGCTGCAATATCCAGAGCTCTTGCCATCTTCTTTGCAAAGCCTTCTGTAAATGACTGCAAATATGGGACCTGCTTTTCTTCAGACATGTTCACAAATTCATCTGTAAGTCTGTGCTGATAAACAAACTTGATTGGTGCGATTGTTACTGGCTCAAATTTTGCATCACCAGCTGATTTATTTTCACCTTCACCGACAATAGATGCTTCACCATCCATTGTGAATACAAACTGTGAAGTCTCTGAAAATGGAATAGGTTCCTGTTTTGAAAGCTTTGCCAATGTAGAATGACCAGCCACTTTGCTGAAAATCTGTGGAATAAATTCCGCTGGAAATAAATTTGTAGTTTTTGTAATTTTTGCCATTTGTTATTCTCCTCTTAGGCTTTTCGCCATTTGTAAATAAATCTGTTTAGATGGATCACCTTTTTGATCTTCGTGATTTGCTAAAGGTGGTACCTGTCCTCGATTACCAATGAATTTAGATAATGCTTCTGCATCCTTGCGAATGTCTTCTTCTGTAGTTCCGGATAATCTAGAAGCCATTTCATAAGGAATTCCATTCTCATGTGCGATTCTCATTTTTACCGAGTTGGTCTCGTAAGCACTGATCTTGGCATCTTTTTCTGCAAGCTGTTTGTCATAGTCTGCATACTTGTTCGCATTTTCTGTGATTGAAGTATTCAAGCCTTTGATCTTAGAGTCATATTCATCCTTAATCTTCTGAAGTGCTTCAGGTGATGTATAGCCTTCAAACTTTTTAGTCATAGTTGAGCGCTCACGCTCAAGTCTCTCTTTCAATGCTGCTTCGAATGCTTCCTGTGTTTCAATTGGTGTGAATGTCATGTTTAAGTCTCCTTTTCCTACTTTCCGTGTAGTGTACGTAATATCTAAAAAAGCAGCTGAGATAAGCTGCTTTAATAGTGAATAACCTGTTTTCGTCTTTCTTTAGCTGTCTTTGCCTGCCAGAAAGCGAAAACCATACTTTCCATAAGGCATATGTCTATGCCTTCCTTGATACTTTGATATCCATATCCGCCTTGACTGCCTATCAGTCTCTTCTGGCAGTTGCTGACTGACTGAGCAAGTGATGGCTGTCCCATATGGACAACCAGGCCCTGATCCAGTGATGTTTTAAATACGTCATTGGCCGTAATTACTTCTGATGTCTTTGGAATGATAATGTGCTTCAGCTTCATATCCTTCAGTTCTTCTTCGAGAGTCGAAGATCCATTGCCGTCAATGGTAATAGATGCAATATCTGCCTGCTTCAGAAAGCGCAGCATCCATTTATTGCCATTCAGTCTCGGCTGACAGTCTATAGACTCTACGAATACTTTTTCGTTTGTGGTCTTACATGCGATAGACATTGCCACATTCTGACCGTCAATTCCAAATTTAATGCCAACATAGAGCTTTCCTTTCAGTTCTGGAAGAGAAGTGAGCTTGCATTCATTCCACTGCACTTCTGAAATGAAAGATTTCAGATTCTTCTTTGACCAGTATCCTAAACGCTGAATGTTGAAATCAAGATCGTCATCACCAATTTCATCTTTTATGATACGTTCTGTAAAAATCGTGCCTAATGATGGATTGGTTTCATACCAGGCTTCTATGTCATGAACATCTGTCATCGAATCAACAGACCATTCCGCCCACCCGGTATTCTCTGTTTCACCAGAGAGCGCCTTATTTCTCATTTTCATAAATACGGTCCCACTGGACACCATTGTTGGTGGTGTTCCACAAAACAGTGTCTGAGGATTTTTTGAGGATGAAACAACATACTTTAATGTTGTCTCTTGATCATCTTGATATTCTTGTGCTTCATCAATGATCATCAAATCAAAGCCTTCACCAAGTCCACCTTTAGATGTTCTGGTTCTGAAGCTGACTTTTCCATCACTCGATGGAAATTCAATTGTTTCAAGTCCGTATTGTTTATGAGCAATATAATCATGTTTGTCTTTATAGCCTGCATCTTCCAATAGCTTTAGTAATCTATAGAAAGCACTAGATGATGTAGGTGTTCTGTGTGCTGTGTGCAACACTTTCTCACCCTCAATCAATCCATACATTTCACGGATCGTGACGACTTCATTCTTGCCATTACGTCTAGGTACTGAATAGCCGAACTTCGTATGGACCCACAATCCTTCATCATTGTACGCAAGAATGTCATAGATCAGAAGCTTCTGCCAATCCTGTGCCTGTCTGCCAGTCTTCTCATAAATATCAATTGCTTCTTTTCCATATGTGTTCTCATATGGTAAAACAACGGATTTTGTAGGAGTTTGCCGACCTAATCTCTTAGGTTCTGCCATATATCCTCCTTATCCGTTACAAAACTTTGGTGGTCTAAATATTTTTTTCATATTATCTCCAAAATAAAAGCAACCTTTTATGGTTGCTGATTCTATATAAATGGTGTGATATCTTTAATGTCTTTCAGAAACTGTTTTGCTTTTTCAGCTAATGAATTTTCACAAAGATAATCAATGCCTTTTGGTGTAATTTGACAGTTAGGAAACTGTTCTTTCAAATAATAGCCATT